GAAGAAAGTTACACTCGCAACAAATTGAAGTTGGAAGAAATGGCCAACACATTGCTACAAACTGTGCCACCCATTGAGGTGTGGCGACTCATCAAGGCCTTTGCTGGTGAGGAAGCGGACGATGTCGAACTCTTTTCCTTTGGGGAGATCGATTTGTTGGGATGGAACGAACGGGCTCGTCGCATTGGCGCCGCTGTCGAACGTGCCACGCAAGGTGAGATGGAGACTGCAGAAGTCCCGGTAGGTTCCTACCGCGAAGACGCTCTCGTTTCCCGAGCTCAAATCCGTGATTACGCGGGTAAGCTCCCTTTCGGCGTGCTTCGCAACGCGACCTTGCACGAGTTCGTTGTCCAGGGATGGTTTGACCATTCCCAGAACTTTCCGATGCAATTGGAAGTCGAAACCGAAGAGGGACTGGTCGAATTCGAACACGACCAGACGTACGATCCCGCAGCAGTGAGCCTTGCGCTCATGCGACCGTACGACGACTTCCAACGGAGAGTTCTTGGGGGCGAAAACCCCTGGAACACATCCTACTTAGTCCGCCGGATTGGGCCCACGCGAGAAGTCGGGTTGACACCGAGGATGTTGAGTGCTGTGAAACTTCGCCGCGCCCTACTCCTCGCGATCAAGGCGGAACTGTTCAAACAGATCGTCATGGGTCGCATCCGCGGTGCCTTCGCTCAGTCGGACTGGGCTACCGGCGAACCCCAAAGCAACAAGTATGTTGAGCTTGCTCAACTGGTGCTTGGGGGGTTGTTGACGTTGTGCGAACATACATTCGGCATTGTAGCGGAAGGCTGGGCTTGGCTCAGTGATCTGCTCCCCACGTGGTACTGGGCCTTGCCACGCACGACACAGGCAACCTTGGAATTGTTTGCGGCTCTAGCGCTTCTCACATGGTTATTTTTGCTAGCCAGGCACGAACCGGTGAGACTCGAAGTGGTGGAGCCCAAGAAACCGGACCAGTACTTAGGTCAGATGCTGACGGAGAAGGGAATGCGTTACCGTGTGTTAGTGAACGGTAAAGAGCTGCTCCTTCCAGCAGATGAACAGAGTTCTGGCACACATCAGGACGAGATGGCCATGCCCGGCTCGGAGTATTTTCCTTGCCGTCACCAGCCAATCGGTGCTATACTGGTTACCACAAAAGAAACGGACTTACGATTGTTCAGCGTGTTTTGGAGACTCGAGGATTACCTCATCACCGCGAGACACAGCGCTCACGCTCTGAATGCATCTACGGCCCGTGTCTATCTCGCCTCGTTGGTCCCAACTAAGAAGGGGAACTTCGAGATCAAGACAGTGGCTCCGTACAACGCACCGGAAGAATTCTTCTCGCCAGAGCACAACGCCGTCGGGCCCTTTTACGATCACATTGACGTGTACGCTAAGGAGCTTGACCCAAAGGTGTGGTCTCTTATCGGTGTCACGAAGGCCCCATTGGGCACTAGATCATCCTATGGACAGCAGGTTCACAGTGTTGGCTTTACTGTAGGCGGACTCCTTGTGAGCGCCTCCGGACGAACCCTCGAGGGATCGGGCCACGAGTTGCTGCACCATACGGCTAGTACTCAAAAAGGTTTTTCGGGCTCGATTCTGTTGTGTGGTAACAGCGTGGTTGGCATGCACGTGAGAGCAGCGGATGGCCATAACGTGGCCGTTAGAGTGGAGATGATTCAGTACCTACTAAGTGAAGGAACTGAACTCGAGAGCGCGTCGAAGAACAAGAAGAGATACACATATGCGGATGCCGCCTACAAGGCTGAGTATCGCCAGCACAAGTGGAGAGGAGCTGTCACTACGGTCAAACTAATGCGTGACGGCAAATTCTCCATTGTACTCGAGAACGGTGAAGCGACGTACGGGTGGGGCATGGAAGATCTGGTTGACTGTTTTGGTGTCACCGGTGATGTCCGAAAGGACGAAGACCTGATGCAGGATCTTGTCTATGCAAACACACCCCGCGCTCGCGGGCACCATGTCGAGTTCGAAGACGACAGGTATCACCGAAGCTACAACGAAAACGCGGACATCCGCTCCGTAGAGTCATCGGGAAGTAGAAGCCGGGGAAGTCGAGGCCGCAGGCGCGAGAGTACGCTGCCGCGGGGCCCTCCCCCCGAGACCCTGCCGATGATTGAACTGAACCCGCAGGATAAGGAAGACGCAAAGATCTTTGTCAAGAAGACAGGATTGAAACCCGTCCACGGACCCTCGGCTCCCAAGTTGCAACCTGAAGCTCAACAGTTGATCCAGGACTTTGAAGAGGAAGTCAAAGCCCTGGGATATGAGGAGGGGTTGTTCGATTACCCGGACATGTCCCCTAAGGCAGAAGAATGGTCTCTGATAAAACACATCCGGCTCTTTGGTGAACGCGTGAGAAGCGTGACCAAGCCGCCTAGTGAGAGTGAAATGAAGCGCGCTGCGATGTTGGTGGCATCGATGATGCAGGAAGCCTCGTTCACTCCGGATCCCGACTACAAATCTCTGTCTGGCGTCCTAGATGTCATCAACTCTTCCATCATCGACCCTAAGAAGTCGTCAGGATTCCCGTACTGTGTTCAAGGGCAACCCACGAACAAGCAGGTGTTACAATCCTATGGAGAGAAGGGCTTTGCCCAGCACGTCCTAAACGAGTGGGACAACCTTTCATTTGAAGCAAAGAACTTCTTGAAGGGTGAACCGACGAAGAAGTCTAAACTCGCGAAGGGCATGCCACGATGCATTGAGGGATTTCCCCTACATGTCACTGTCAAGCACGCCTCCGTTTTCAAACGATTAAGTGCACAGCTCGTACTGCGGTGGAAGCACACACCAGTGAAGTACGCCTTCTCCCCTGCAAACCCGGGTGCCCTTGAGCACCTTGGTTCCTGCCTCCCAGGTAAAGTCTGGTCGAGTGATAAGGAAGTGTGGGATTATGGCATGCTACTCTGGATCGCCCACTGCACGCGCGACGTAGTGAAGATGCTCGCAAACGCTCCCCAGGAGTGGAGCGAAGAGGAGCTTAACGGCTACCTCAGCGACATCGATGGTTGTTTCGAACAGGTCTTTGAACGGGCCACGTATCGAACAACCAATGGGACCACGATCAAGGTGCTAGAGGGAGGCATCATGAAAAGTGGCTGGTTTTTCACCATCGGGGCTAACTCCATTGCCCAAGTGGTGGTCGACGTGATGACTAAGATGCGCAGCGGCCTGAGTGACGATGAGATCCTCGGCCTTGCGATAATTGCTGGCGGCGACGACGTAGAACAGGAACCAGTCCCATGCGGTATTGAGACGTACACTACGCTCGCGCAGGAACTAGGTGTTGGGGTGAAGATCACAGAGCGTGAGTCTTTGTTCCACTCCGAGTTCTTCTCGAATGATCTGCGAATGAGCCCCGAGGGCCCGCAGTTCTTCCCACAGAGGTGGACCAAGCACATTGAGCATATTCGTGTAATCAAGCGTGAAGATCTTGGTCAGGCTTTGGTGTCCCACATGGGCAACTATCGCCACCACCCGGAGAAGTTTAACCTTCTGAGAAAGATGTACCTGTCGATGCACGAGAAGTTTCCAGGCGAATTCCCGAAGAGCGGCCTCGTCTCTCGCTATCTGTTGTTAGCTCAGCAGTATGGCTATGAGAGTGAGGACTGCTAGTAGTCAGGGATCGCGGACCTGGGCAAGTCCATAAACTACCTGGGATGTTCCACGCATCCCTGGCGGTGGTGGCGGCGAAAAATAAAACAAAACAATATGAATGAACAAATTTTGCCGGGCCAAATGCCAAAACAGTACCTGGGAACCGAGGGTGAGGATCCGACCGCACCTATCTGGGGCTCAGGGAACTATGTGGGGCCGTATTGGAGCGATGGAAAGAAACAAAGTAGTGTTGAGTGGGGAGAGTCTGAACCCATCAACGATCTCGATGCAGCGGCACGCAGACACGATTCTGCGTACGCACACTACAAGGACGAGAGACACAGAGCAGCAGCCGACGCGCTGTTCGCTGAAGAAGTCAGGAAGATAGACAAGAAGTACGGAAGTAAACTCGCGGAAGATCCGCAGTTCGCCGCCAATGCGGTTGAGTACGGAAACTTTACTGTCCGCAAGTTTAAGGAGCTTGCGAACTCTGGCATGTGGGCTACCGTTCCTGGTGTTGGACAAGTCTATGCATTGTTGAAGCACGGCTATAAGACATTTAGGGATCAAAACCAAATGGTACATGGGACTTATCTCAAGAAGGAGAAAGAGGCAATACGGGAGTATTTCAAGAGCGACCCTAAGAAAGTTGCTCGAGTCGCAGCGGAGGCATTGGCTCTGGGACAGGGGGCGAAGGACGTGGCGGAGGTCGCGGCCTTGGCCCGACGCCAACCAAGTAAGACTCAAGTGAGCCCCTCTGACTCCACCCAGTATCGTTACGGCAACAATCTCGTCGACAGCCAGCGCTACCGAATTTTAAACCACCGTCGACTCCATAAAGAGTCCAATGACTCAATAGGTCAGCCTAGAGTGTACCACAAGCGAAAGCTTAATCTCAACAAGGCGAAGCCTAAGAAAACACACAAAAACCAAGTGCGGCCTTTATAATGGAGGTTGGTTGGCGTAAAACAAAACAAACACAAACAAACAAAACGAAGAAACTAGAGATTTTAGCAAGATGGCTAAGAACACTGGTAAGAATAACATGGCAAAGCGTCCGCGCGGGCGAGCAACGTCTCGCGCGCCAGGGAACTTTGGCCCAGTATCGCAGATTAACACAGCGCCTGTCAGCGTTGGCAACTCAGTGCGCGGAAGCGCGCCAAGAGCAACGCAGACTACTGACGGCGCTCGCGTTGTTGGTCGCGATTTCGCCTTTGCTTTATCAGCGACTGCGGCCACTATCACAGGATGGGAGCTCATTGGAGGCATGCCAATCACACCGGCGTGCTTACCCAGCTCCATCCTACGCAACTACTGCCACATGTTCAACAAATTCAAAGTGAACAAGATTGTAGCTCACTACATCACAAGCTCTCCGACCAGTCAGGCCGGCGACGTCCTATTCTATTACGAGAAGGACGCGTTGGCGCCGATGGTTGACTATTCAAGTAGTAGCTTCTTGCCGTATGTCCTGTCAGACACTCACACTGTCATCGGACCCCAGTGGACGAATCACTCCGCAGTGATCACTCCGACCAAAGACTGGAAGAGTACGCTCTACGGCAACGAAACTGATATCAACGAGCAAACTGAGGGCTCGCTTTTCTTCTTCAGCAAAACCAATGCTGCAAACAGCCCAGGTTACCTCCTGATCGATTACGACATCCAATTCAAAGAACTCAGCGTGAACCCTCGCGCTGGCACGCTGCCAATTGCGCGCGCCCAAAGTTCCTTTGTGTGTCTAACGAACACGGGGTCTACAACCTCTGGCGCAGTGACCCAATGGGTCTGGAATTCTGGGAACACAATCGCGGGAACCATAACGCAACAGCCGAGCGGGACTATCGCAGGTGACATTTACAAAGCAGTCTTGCAAACCACCGCATCCACGCAAGTGAACCCGACGTGGACGGGAACACCAACGCCTAACGTGGCCAACGTGTTCCAATTCGGAAATTCCAACCGAGCTATCGCGCTCGACGACGGATACACGGTCTACCTATCATTCTTTGATTCAGGTACGCTCCGCATTTTCTCGACTCTAGAAGCAGCCGTAACAGGCACCGATGCTATCGAATGGCAAACCACGTTCACCACTCCGGTAATCCACTTGTGTGCTGAGGTGCAGTTGGTGCGTAACACCACCACATTGACCCAGTCTTCATACTAGTCTTCGTTCCAACCACCATGCATATCAATTCTTCACAGGGCAATAAAACAAAACATCAGGAAACCCATGAAGTGCGTTGAGCAGAACAATAAAATCAAAAACACAATGATTCTGCTCGACGATCGCGACCCTAAGAGGGAGAAACGTACTACTCCCCTCGCAACTAATCAACCAGCAAAAAGCGCACGCGCCGCAAGGCGTGTGGCTGGCTCTGAGGTGAAACCAACTACGGATACTGTCATAATCAGGC